GCAGGATCATAAGGATCAATTGTAATAATTTTATTATATGTAGAATTGATAATATTGGAATTAGGATTTACAGCAACTGCAAATTGACCCAATGGATTATCAACATCTAAAGGACTAAAATTGGTTAAAGTTACAATTCCCTTTGCATAATCAATCGTTCCTGCATTACCATTTAAAATAGTTTTAACATTGGTATTTGTATTATAATATGTTCTTAGAGTACCTGTGCTTCCTTGTAACATAACTGTTGCTGATGCAAGTTGTCCTGTTGTGTCGCCTGGACCAGAAGAAATTGTTACAATAGCACTAGTGTAGTTATTTCCTGAACTATCAACAACAATGTTATTAATTGTTCCACCAGAAGTTAATACTGCGTGTGCAGTTGCACCTGTTCCGTCACCTAAGATAGTAACGATGGGTTGTGCAGTATATCCAAAACCAGGATTGATAAGATTTATACTTTGCACACCATAAGTTGATTGTGGTATTTCTTCAATATAGACTCCATCGATTACATTTCCTAAATTTGCCGGATCGGTAAATTGTAGAGCAGGAGAACTAGACACACCACTTTGGAACATACCTTTAGCCAAAGGTGTGCTATAATTTAATGTATATGTTGTCGAACTATTTAAATTTGGATAAAATTTCTTTTGTAATTGAACTTTGAAGTCACTACTTAAAATTGATTTGTCATAATTTTGAATTGCTGTTAATAAATCATAAGAACTAAAAGTAGAATTAAAAGTATTTAAAGTGGTTAAACCAAAGTTTTGAATTGCTGCAGTTACCCCTGCTTGAATTTGTGCAGCCGTTTGATTTGTTATGCTTGGATTATAATAAACAGTAACATTTAATTTTAAATAAGTATAATCGGGATCAACAATAGTAGGTGAAACAGTCAATACCGAAATTGGTTGAATCAAATTAGAAATAATTTGTTGTTTCTGCACATCAGTTAAAGAATACGAACCTTGTGGCTTTAAAGCAATAAACACTTTTCCATAAACAGGAGGAACATTTTCTTCTCCACCCCACACATTCACAGCATCAAACGCATACCCTAAAGTATTTTGTTGTATGGCAGCAATGTAATCGTTTTTACTTACTGCACGACCTTGAGCTGCAAAAGCTTTGGGTGCTTGAAATTTAATAGAATCAATAGTTTCTTTGTTACCACCAGCAGTCGCTGAATAAACAGATTTAACTGCTGACGGTGCATAACCTGAAACAGTATTCATCATAACAAAGCTATTGGCGCCTGCGGCCGCAGAACCTTCGGTCGACAAATAACTTACTCTTACGATATTTCCATCAGTTAATTTTTTTCCTAATACTCCGTCACCAAAATAAATTTGATAATTGCCATCTAAGGATTCTTGTAAGAAATATACAGTTGATTTACCTGTTACTTGTAGAGCATTTGTTGCTTGATTATATACAACAAAAGACGAATTAGTTGAAGATTCTTGTACAACAACTTCTAGTGTAGTTGTATCAATTGTAGCATCAGGAATTTCAAAAATATATGTTGGATTTGTACTGGAATTTACTGTAAAGTTGTATGCGGCTGGTACACCTTGCTTGATAACAACATTTTGAAAAGTAACTGTATTATTTGCATCTCTATTGGCAGCATATGAATCTGTGTTAACGAATGTATAGTTTATGCCATTAATTGCTGAAGAAATAAAGTTTTGATATGCTGGTAATGTCAAAGAATTGGTTGTGACATTAGTAAAGACAACATTAACTGTTGCTGTTGGTGCAATAGCAGATTTAGGAGTATAGTTTAATACTTTCGCCTGAGAAACAACTGAACTTCTTTGAACTGCTGAATCTAAGAACATCTCATTGGCTACCATATTTAAATAGTAGGCATTGTATTGAGTATTGTATGATAGAAGGTCAACTAATGTGTTTAGTGCGGATCCTTCAAAATTGTAGTCTTTAAATGTGTCCTGACTTTGTAGAAAGGATATAAAACTACCTTTGAGAGTATCAAAGTCTAAACTGGTAACTTGTGGTGAGGTATTAGCGGCCATTATCTGGTCCTTTGTAATATTATACTAAAAGCTGTAGGTTGTGTTTGATTTCCAACAAAAACAGACAAAGAAACATTAAATTGGTTACTATCGGGTGCAGCAGTCACAGAAATCGTATTAATTGTAGCTCTTGGTTCATAATTAGTAATCGTTCTAATTATTTCATTCTGAATCAAGGTTGCTGTTAGAGATGAAATAGGTTCAAATAATAATTGATTTAATGTGCTTCCAATATCCGGCTGAAACAACCTATCATAGATATTGGTATTCAAAAGATTACGAATAGAACGGATTACCGCCTGTTCGTCATACTTCATAGCCACGTCACCCGTTGACGGTAAACGAAGGAAAGTTAAATCGATATCGGAGTATATGTGGTTATTGATTGCCATTCTTTATTTATGAGTTAATTTTGGTTACTAAACTGGGAGTACCAACTAAATTATTCACCAAATAAGACATTGTGCCACCCATATTATTAAACGATTGTAAAAAACTTGCATCTTGTGAAACTTGTATCGAATTTTGATAAAAAGTCCAATCTTGCATCCTCTGGTTATATAATACATTTGTTGTGGATAAAAGATAATTTTGAATATTGGTAATTTCTGATGGTGCAAGGTTTGATGTAATATATCCGAAAATATTTGCTCCAACACTATTGGCATACTCATTGGCATAATATGTTAATTTAATAGTATTTGCAGTAAGAATATCAGGAATGAATAAACTACTAAAACTACCAAGAATGGGGGCTGTATTTGATACTCCATCAGTTTTAGACAAGGTCATCATATTCAATTGGCCGATATTTTGTGCAGAATTTAGACTTGGAATACCTTGACTATTTGAAACGGTCACACCGGATATATTATCTGTATGAGATTTGAAATTATTTAATTCAATTGTTAAACTGGAAGCCAATGCCTGTGTGACGCTATCGTTTGCAGAATTTGCAGAATAGTACAAACTATTTGAACTAATTAACATACTTGCCACGTTGCCGGCAGTAGGATTTTGAAAATAATTAGTTCTAACAACAGGACCAGCACTTAAATCTGTTGTCTGCCAAGGTTTTAATGGTGCTGTATTGGCAATTAAATTTAATGTATTTGATGCTGATGGTGCCAATGTTTGAGCGGAACCAAAACGAGTCGTATCAAAATTTAATCCTAAACGTGAATAAATGGTCATAATATATTTTCCTTTAAGGCATCAATGGAGTTGGTACACCTGTTACACCAAAATCTTTTGATAAAACAGCGTGAGTGTGTGAATCATAAAGTGACCTAATCAATGGTGCACCGCCTTCGGGGTCCATTAAAATGCTGCCAAAAACAATCGTTGAACCAATGACAGCGGGTGCGGTAACCAAAACAGTAGCAGTAACAGTACCAGGAATAGTAGGACCCGGAATGCCAACATTGACGCCACCTAAAGTTGAGATGCCAGCAACAGGATTAGCAGAACCGGGAACACCAGCATGAATACCTGTTCCTGCGGTAACGGATCCATCAGAATGTAATGAATCCGATTTCACTTCACCATGAACAGTCATATCTGCGTTTAAAATTACTTTTTCACTAGTAGCAAGGTATATTCCTTTACCTACACTTGGTGCTGTCAAATTTAAATAACCACTAGCAATAACGCTATAATTACCTTTTACCAATAATGAATAATCTTTTTCAACTGTTTGTTTGACACTACCTTTAACATTGGTTATGGCATCACCACCAATAGTTACTTCTGCATTACCAACAATATTAATATTACATTGGCCTTGAATAATTACATTACCGTCTTTTTCTGTAATGTAAAAACCGTTGCCAATAATTTTATGAACTTCAGTACCATCAGGTTGAATTTCTGTAAAAGTTCCAGCTTTATGTTGTGTGCGAATACGTTCACAACCAGGTGTATCATCAAACTCCTGGAAATGGCCACACTCGGTCTGCATTACATTATTAAATGGATATTCTGCAGCATATGCTGATGGTGGTTCTTGAATTTTTGC